AACAGAAATAGAAAACTATCGCTTAGGCGGTTACGAAAAGGCTTAAACAATGACACTTATTGTTGAAGACGGAAGTCGCGTTGCAGGTGCTAATACATATGTAAGCCTAGCAGAGTTTAAGGCTTGGGCAGATGCAAGAAATATAAACTATAGTAGTGACAATCATGTCAACGCTTATATCTTGCGTGCAATGGATTACATAGAAGATTTAAGCTTTATAGGCTTTAAGGAAACAGAAACACAATCATTACAGTGGCCAAGAGTTAATGTAGTTATTGATGGCTTTGGTTTAGATGCTAGTACAATACCAGACGAACTAAAGGTAGCAGTATATGAGGCTGTTAAGACAGTTATTGATGGTGACAGCAAGCAAGACCCAATAGATAGACAAGTTGTTAGTGAAAGCGTTGATGTTATATCTATCACATATAAAGATACAGCAGGGCAACAAAGACAGACACCTGCATTAACAAGAGCCTTAAGAAAGTTAGTACAATCACCTAATACAGTTATGCGTGCATAATTATGGCATATAACTATTCGCCAATCACTAAGTCAGCAGAAGCACTCATTACAAGATTTGGTGAGGAGTTTACGTTTACACGTACAACAGATGGCGCATACAATCCTGCAACGGGTGCAAAGGCACAAACGACAAGTACATTTAAAAAGTATGCTTGTGTATTTGACTATAACAATGCAGATCGTGCAGGTGAGACAGTCACAGAGAATGACAGACGTATGTTAGTTGAGGGGCATGACTTTCATGTAGGAGATACAGTAGTCATAGGTTCTGATACATTTAAGGTAATTAATATTAGTGAGATAAGACCAAATGGCAGTGATGTTGTTGCGGCCAACTTGCAGGTACGTAAGTAATGGCACGTAAGGGATATGAAAGCATAAAAGAAACACTGGATATATATAAAGGATTGCCAGTTAAAGTGCTACGCAAAACTGCAAAGCAGATTGCATTGGAGATAGTACATATATCACCAGTAGGTAATCCTGCATTATGGAAGAACCCCGCGCCTAAAAATTATAAAGCAGGACATTTCGTTAAGAATTGGCAAGCAACTATAGGTAGCCCTGCAACTAATGAATTAGCAGGACAAGACAAATCTAAACGATTTACTAAGGCGGCAGTTAAAAAAGTAGCTAAGAAATGGGACGGCGAAAACAGTTTCTATTTAACAAACAATGCACCTTATGCAACTGCATTAGAGAATGGACATTCACAGTTACAAGCACCAAGAGGCATGGTTAGAATAACTGCTACAAAATATAGAAACATATTAGCTGAATCAATTAGACAAGCAAGAAAAGAAGAAGGGTTATGAGTACGTTTTTTAACGATATGCAAGCGGCATTAGATACACAACTAAGCACACTATCAGGTGGATATGATATTGCATGGCCAAACATAACGTATAAGCCAGTAACTAATACTACATATCTTAGACCAAACTTTATACCTGCTGATACATTACAGGTTACTTTAGGAACTAATGGTAAAGATGAAACACAAGGTATCTATCAAATAGATATTGTTAGTCCAAGGGGTAGTGGTAGAACAACATTGACGGATAATGTAGCAGATCACTTTAAGCGTGGTACAGTGCTTACATATAATAATTTGAAATTGCGAGTAAGGTCGGTTAGTATCGCACCTGCAATAAACGACGGGGCATGGTTTTTCGTTCCAGTTTCCGTAAACATTAACGCATACACAGGAGCAAGAGTATGACTATAGCAAACGGAGCACAACATAGCATTGCCTATATTGCGGAAACGACATATGGCACAACCCCATCTACACCCTCATTTAAACCTTTTGCCAATACAGGTACAACACTTGGTATTAGTAAAGATGGCATTGAAAGCGAAAAGCTAAGAGGTGACAGACAAGTAGAAGATTTCAGACATGGTAATAAGTCAGTAGGTGGCGATGTATCAGCAGAACTAGAATACGAAGCCTTTGATGACATCTTAGAAGCAGTATTATGCGGAACATGGGCGGCAGACGTATTAAAAGCAGGTACAACAAGACGTTCATTTACTATAGAACGTAAGTTTGCTGATTTAACTGCCCCTGAATGGCACAGAAATACAGGTTGTGAGTTTAACTCATTAAGCCTATCTGTATCACCTAACGCAATGGTTGAAGCAACTTTTGGTGTTGTAGGTAAAAACCTATCTATCGGTACAGCCGCAATAACAGGTTCAAGCTATGCCGCAGACAGCACAAACAAGCCATTCGATAGTTTTACAGGTTCAATACAAGAAGGTGGTTCAGCAATCGCAACAGTCACTTCTATTGAAATGAGCTTAGAGAACGGCATAGAGCCATTGTTTGCTGTTGGTAGCCAAACTACACAGCGACCATCAATCGGTAAGTCACGACTAACTGGTACGCTTACAACATACTTTGAGGACAAAACACTATATGAGAAGTTCTTAAACGAAACTGAGTCGAGCATACAATTAGTATTAACAGACTTAGACGGCAACTCTTATACAATCGACTTGCCAAGAGTTAAGTACAATAGTGGTCAGCCAGATGTATCAGGCGAAGGTGCTATTACAATCGGTATGGAATTTGTAGCGTTATATGACACTTCAGATACTTCACAGATTAAAATTACAAGGGCTGATGCATAATGGAGTTTAACAAACTAGCGACAGCAAAACATCACGATAACGGGGCTGAGTGTAATATACTCGACCCCGTAAGTGGTGAGCCAACAGACTTCTTTATTAAAATATGTGGTGCTGATTCAAAAGTATGGCGTAGAGAGAAGAAAGTACAAACTCGTAAGTTATTAAATGCAAGATCACAAAGCGACGAACCAGACTTTGACTACGAGAAAGCAGGTATAGACTTTGAGGCTATGGATATAGTAGCACTGGTAAATGCAACTATAGATTGGCGTGGTTTAGTCAATAACGGCAAAGAAGTTAAGTATAGTAAAGAAATGGCACATGAATTGTATGACAATTCACCTAGCATTGTAAGGCAGTTAATTGAGTTTCTAGGTAATGGTGAAAATTTTACGAGCGACTAATTGATGACTTTATATATTATGGCCGTTGGGTAAATTATATACACAAGAAGCCAAAAGGGTCAGAGGTTAGTCGTTTTGATACATATAAGCAGGTAGAGAAAAGCACAGGTAAGACACCAAAAGACTTACTTAACGCACCTACCTTACGAGATGAGTTAGTTGATTTATGGAAGTTATTTTGTGAATTACCAGAATACAGTTATAGTGAGCTAGAAGCATACGGAAGATTAACAGGAATTACATTAAGCCCTTGGGAAGTTGACGCAATAATAAAGTTAAACCGACACTTGGGTGAGGAGTTAAGCAAATGGCCACCGAAAAATCGTCATTAGAAATAGAAGTCAAAGCAAAAGGTGTTGATAAGGCAACAAAAAAAATTGATAAGTTTGGCAACGCAATAGACAGTACAGTAAAAAGTGAAAAAGCATTAGAACAATCGTCTAAAAAAGTATCACAAGCGTTAGAAAAACAAACTAAAGTTACGGGCGGTGCATTAAATACACAAGAGCGCATGAATAGAAGCGCAGGTAATATGGGGCAAAAAGCAGGACTTGCCGCTATACAAATAGAACAGTTAGTTGGACAGATAGCAGGTGGTCAAAACCCAATGCGTGCATTTGGGCAACAGTCAGCAGATATTGGCTTTGTCTTAGGTAAGCCTATGTTGGGTGCGGTGGTAGGTGTTGCATCTGCACTAGGTAGTTTATTTATAGCTAGTGTATTGAGCGCAGATCATTCTTTAGAAAAGCTACAAGAAACAAGTGAAGCACTAAATGAAACATTTATAAGAAACAGCTCAACAGGCGCGTATGAGCTTAGTAATAGTCTAAAAGAATTGTCACAGCAATCAAAAGGCTTGGCACGTATGCAGGTTATACTGTTCAATTTAAAAGTTGATGAACAATTAGAAGTAACAACAAAAGCAACGCGCAAAGAATTTGAGAAGTTTATATATGTAACACGTAATTTTGATAGTAAGATTGCAGAGTTTGATTTTGAACAAATTGGTAAGTCAGCAAATGCAACTGGTGGCCAAATGAAATTACTAAGACAAGAATTTGCTAAACTAATGGTCAATACAGAAGATGTAGGCGATAACTTTACTGATCTCATGGCTAATATATTTGCAAATGCCGAAAGCGACGAAGCAGTAAAATTTATAGAAAATATGAGTACACTTTTAGGTGAACTTAGAAAGTCAAGAGAGTTGGCAAATTTAGAACTAAATATTGACACAAAAAGCACAGAAGCAGGACAAAGATTAATAAAACAATTACAAGAACGATTTGACTTGGAAAGCAAAGGCTTTGAGCAAGTAATAAGAGACAGTAAAATTTATACACAAGAACAAAAAGAACAAATAATACAACTAACAAGAAATACAGAACAAATTAGGGAAAATAAAAAACGTAAATTAGAAGTAGAAGAAATTAATAAAAGGATAGCAAATACTAGAAAAAGTGAAGCGGAAAGGAAAAGAAAAGAAGAAAAAGATGAACTAACACGCGGTCAAGAAACTATAAGGCAGTTAGAGCTAAAGCTTATAGCGATAGAAAATGGACAACTAGCGGCTGATTCCGCAGATACGAAATATCATAAAAGTCAAAGACAGATTATAGCAAACCTTAAAGAGGAAATTAGATTAGAGAAAGTTAAGGAAGATGCAAAGAAGCAAGCACTAAGAGAACAAGAAACACAAAATAAACAAAACATGGCCATACTAGAGCAACTTAAAAAAGCTAGTATGACGCAAACAGAGTTATTAAAAGATGAATATCTTATTCGCATCAATGCCGCAAATGCTTTAGTAGAAGCAGAAGTAATTAGTGTTTTTGTGGCTAATAGGCGTAAGCTTGAAGCTGAACAAATATACAGCGCGGCACTTTTAAAAATGCGAACAGAAGCGGCATTGAAGATAGAACAAGCCATAGCAGAAATCGAAGCCCGTAAAGGTGACCCTGAAGATAAATTAAATGCTAATCAACTATATTGGACAGAATGGCTCAAGCAATCTACTGAGGCAATGATAACCTTTAATGATATAACAGGCGCAGGTATAAATACATTCGAGCAAGGTTTTAGTAGAGCCTTTGAGAATATAATTATGGATGGTCAAGGTATTAAAGGTGCTATTGGCGGTGTATTTGAAGCTATGGCGCGTGACCAACTATCTGCATTAGGTCAAATGGCGGCACAAAGACTACAGCATTTCTTAGTTGGACAGGCATTACAAAAAACAGCGGCGGCAACTAGCGCGGCTACAACATATTCAAACGCGGCGGCAGGACAAGCGGCAGGTAGTATACAAGCGGCAAGTTCGGCGGCGGCAATCCCATTAATAGGTTGGAAAATAGCACCATTAGCGGCGGCGGCGTTTATAGGTGCTACAGCAGGTTACTTAGCGAGTGTAAAAAGTAAAAGCAACGCAGGAGCTTCAGGTCGCGCATTAGGTGGGCAGGTACGCGGCGGTGAAAGCTATATAGTTGGTGAGCGTGGTGCTGAACTATTAACAATGCCTAGTAATACTATGGGCAGAATAACACCTAATAGTTCAATGGGTGGTGGTCAGCTAAATGTTACTGTTGAGAACTATGGTAGTTCTAACATAAGCGTGCAAAAGATAAGCGAAACAGATGTGCGTATTATTGCCAGAGAAGTAGCAACACAGACAGTACAGCGCGAAGCACCTAGAGTTATTGCATCAGACATATCTAATCCGAATGGTAGGGTAAGCAAAACATTAGCTAACAACACAAATACACAACGTAGGCGTTAAGTTATGACTAAGTTTGCTATTGCACCCGACAGCGCAAGTTACAGTTTTACGGAGCGTGCAGAAACTATAGGCGCAGTCTTACAGGGCGGCCTTGGTAAGTATAGACAAACAGTAAAAAACCCAAGTGTAGTAGTACAGGTACAGTGGACATATGATGCTGGTGGTTACGACTACTTCAAAGCATTTTATGCAACTTATACAAAAAGTGGTTCACTGCCTTTTGAGATTGACCTAGCAATAGATGGCACTGCACTAGAAGAATATACAGCATACTTTCTTGATGATAGTATTAGCACAAGTGCAGTAAGTGGCACAGATTATGTTGTTAGAGCTACTTTAGAGTTAAAATCTAAGCCATTAACAGCATCAGGAACGCCTAGCACACCTTACAAGCTTAATTATATACCTAATCAAGCCTCTTATAGCATAGATACACGACAAGAAACTATAGCTATACCTTTAGAGGGTGGTACAAGTAGATACAGGAAAGATATTATTGATGCAGGTACTATTGCAAATGTGAGTTGGATATTAAATACAACAGAATATGCAGACTTTAGAGAGTTCTACAAATTAACTACAAATGCAGGAACAACAAGCTTTAAGATTGATTTAGCTATAAATTATGGAACACTAGAAGAATATGACGCTCGCATAATACCAGACAGTTTATCAACATCAAGATATGCAGATGGGTTCTTTAACGTACAAGCACAACTAGAATTAAATGCTAAAGCAAGAGATACAGATGCCGATCTCATTGCATTGGTTTTATATCCTGAATATGGCGAAAACTATGCAACCTTGTTCCCACCAGACGAAAATGATATAGATATAATAATAAACACCGACTTTCCGAGTTATTTAAATGTCTGATTATACCGAATTTTACTTAAACAGTGATAGCAATATAGTACAGCTAGAAACTATAGAACTTTCGCATAGCGATTTTACACAGACCTATCGAGTAGTAAGAAATGCAACGAATGGTATAACAGCAACTACAGAGGGTGGTGCAAGTGTTGCTTTTACATATTACCCATTAGCTATTGATGCAGGTGAAACGAGAGAAAACCTAGATCAATCATTTACAATAACATTAGGTGACTTAGGTGAGATATTACCTGCTGAACTAGATGCAGTAGCTACAGCAGATGGCTTTGATGAGAAACCAGTATTAATTTATCGCACATATAGGTCAGATGTATTAACTGCACCACTATATGTAGTAACACTTGAAGTTGAGAGTTTTACATTTAACGAGCAAGGCGCAGTCTTTGAAGCAAAAGCACCTAGTTTAAATATAAATAAGACTGGTGAGACATATACTTTTGCCCGTTTCCCAATGTTACGTGGGTTCTTATAATGCGTGACGAGCTTTACCATAAGACCTATGATAAGAATGACTATAATTGCGCCCATTTTGCACGCGATGTATATCTAGCTGAAACAGGTAAAGATATTGGCGATACATTGTCAGGCTTTCTGTTACCGCCAAGCAAACGTGTAGTAGAAATGAACAAACGACATAGATTAGTAAAATTAGATAGACCGATAAGCCCATGCCTTGTTTTAATGTTAGGTAGCAAAGTTGCGCCTCATGTAGGTGTATTTGTACGCGATAAAGTGATACACATACAAGAAGCAGGAGTACAGTATGTTTCATTGTCTATTGCAAAACTAGGTTTTACTAAGTTGGGTTTTTATAAATGTTAAAGCAAGTTATAATAGCAGAGAACGCATTAGATCCTGAAACATGGTCAGGTCATTACGTAGAAAATATATCAGACTTCTTAATGGAAAGATATGATAGTTTTCCTGAAAACGCACGTATTTACCATAAAAGCGTAAGTTTAGATAATGACGTAACACCAAGTAATGAACAACAAATAGAAACACTTAATGAGTTAGAAGATATTTTGTATGTAGTAAATTACCCTACTGGTGGCTTATTAGTTCAAGTTATAGTAGCAATAGTCAGCGTAGCACTATCTGTTGCAATAAGCTTTCTGTTAAAACCACCATCACCAACACAACGTAATACACAAACTGAAAGCCCTAATAATGGATTATCAGACAGAGAAAATAAGCCTAGGATATTAGCACGCATACCAGACATATTTGGCAAAGTTAGGTCAACACCAGATTTACTTAATGTTCCATATAAAGAATTTATTGACCATCAAGAAGTTGAGTTTGCCTATATGTGCGTTGGTCGCGGTTATTATGATATAGCGGCTGATAATGTAAAAGATGGCGACACAAAGTTTAGTGATATTGCAGGTGCTTCTGTTGCTATATATTCCCCAGAAACTAGCCCAAATAGCGGTACACCACAGCTAACAATAGGTTCAGCTATAAATGAACCCGTACTTAAGTCTGTTAGAAGTAATGCGGCAAACGGACAAACATTAAAAGCACCAAATTCGTCGTCCTTTAATGGTAATCTTAACACTAAGTTTGTATATCCAAATCAAATAACAACAACAGCGTCAGGGATAGACTTTACAGAGGAATTTGTATCAGGTGCAACATTAACAGTAACTAATGCTAGTTATACAGCAGTAGTTGGCACAGCAGGTAGTCAATTAACACGTAATGTAAAATGTAAAATAGCGTCTAATGGTTTTGATGGTGAGATAATATATACAACTAATAACGCAACAAATGATTTCAGCGTTAATGATAGCATAAGACTTGAGTTGGCATTATTTCAGACAGATGACAGTAGCACCTTAAATCTTAATGGTGATTACACTGTTAAAGCAGTTACAAGTACAACTATAACGATTGACTATCCAGAAGCAATAAACACTAATTGGGGGCAAATACAAAATGAGTTTGCCGCTAACGAAACAGGTACAAAGAATGTATTTCTAACAAACCTTGGTAGTGTTGTAAGCGTCAATCTTGCAGGTAGTTATACAATATCTAGTGTTACATCAACGACAGTTAGTTTGAGCAATCCTGCCAGTGTCAACAGTGACTGGAATAAGCTAGATGACTATGACAACCCTGCAAATGAAACAGGACTAATAAGCCCTAGAATATCATCTACAGGAGAAGCTTTTATAGGTTGGTTTAACTTGCTTGTTGATGACTTAGATAAAATATACATAAATTTAGTTGCGTTGCAGGGATTATATAAAGATGACGGAGAACAGCAGTATGCGTTTAATATAGCAGTGCAGGTACAAGTCGAGCAAACTAGCGCAACTGGTACGCCTACAGGAACAGTAGAAACATTTACAGGTACAGTTTTAGGTTCGAGTAGTAGTAAGAGTACACGNGCATTGACTATGAANATTNACCCAACCTTTACAGGCTATTGTAGAGTACGAGTTAAACGTACAACAAATAGCGACACTAACTTTGAAGGAACAGTTGTTGATGAGGTTAAGTGGCGTGATTTATATGCTATGTCACCTGTTACACAACAACACTTTGGTGATGTAACTACAGTGCAATCCGTAACTTATGCAACTGATGGTGCATTAGCTGTTAAGTCACGTAAGCTTAATATGGAAGTGACACGCAAGTTACCGAGGTTACAATACGAGCGTTATACATTCCCTATGACATGGACAAGCCATAGCAATGGTTTAGTAAAAGTAGCAGGTAACAATGTAACAATAAGTAGTGATGGTAGTAGTTATGGTGGCTATGCTGATTTAGACGCTATTAGCAATGGTCAGGTCATTACAGTAACACTAACGCTTGATAATACTAAGACAACAGCAACTACTGTGACTATTGGGCTACATGATGGCACAAGCTTTATATCTAATACAGCAACAGTAACTAACGGCACAGCGACATATACATTAACAGCAACAAGCGCAGGTGCAAATCCATTCGTGTTATTGCAGTGTGGTAATAATGACACATATTTTACTGTAACAGATATGCAGGTTAGTGGCGTGAATTACCCAAGCACCCAGACCATCAGTGCAGACAGTTACTATGGCGGTGTAATTACTTATCAATACGGCGGCGTTAAGGTATCTAATGATGGTGGTTCTTATGGTGTTAGCGTGCCTATTGAATATGGCAATACAGGTTATAAAACTATTGTAGACTTTGACTTGCTATCAGCATCAACTAGCACGTCTGTTAGCGTTGTTATATTGGATAACTCAAATCAACCTATGTCAAATGTAGAAACTGTAACAGCAGGCACTAGGTCAGTAACACTAACACATACAGCTAAAACAGCAGGTCGAGTTGTTATTTATAGCACGCAGAGCAGTACATTCTTTGCCTTACGTAACTTACGAATTAAAGCTCAAGAACTTGGCACAACTAAATATGCTACTACAGATGCCGCACAAATATTGACTAACATATGTATTGACCCGTACATTGGGCGCAGACCATTGACAGAAGTAGACCTAGAAAGCGTTTTAAGCACTGCTGAGAGCGTTTCAGATTACTTTGGTACAACTAAAGCATCAGAGTTTAATTATACCTTTGACGCGGATAATTTAAGCTTTGAGGAAACTGCACAAACTATAGCAACTGCAATCTATAGTCAGGCATATCGGCAAGGCAGTAAAATTAAGTTAAGCTTTGAGAAAGAAACAGACGACAGTGTATTATTGTTTAATCATAGAAACAAATTACCACAATCGGAAACACGATCAGTTAGGTTTGGCAATGCAAGCAATCACGACGGCATAGAGTTTGTATATGCTAGTCCAGTTGATGATGCCTTGATAAGCATAAATATACCAAGTGACCAAAGTGCAACAAATCCAGATAAGATAGAAAGCGTTGGTGTAAGAAATGGCGTACAGGCATACTTTGCGGCACATAGAGCTTGGAACAAGATACAGTATCAGAATATATTAGTTGACTTTGAGGCAACGCAAGAAGCAGACTTGCTTGTTACGAATGATAGGATTTTAGTTGCAGACAATACACGAACTGGCACGCAAGATGGCGAAGTGACTGCTGTTAATGTGTTAGAACTAACCTTATCACAAGATGTTACTTTTGCAGGTGGTGGTGTTACATATACAATATTCTTACAGCATATTGATGGCACAGTAGAAAGCATTGGCATTACAGCAGGTACAGCAGACAATAAAGTAGTGTTAGCTAATGCACCACGATTAAGTTTAGTGACCGACCAAAATAAATACGCTAGGACAGGTTATAACATAGTCGCAAGCAATGACGCACGCGGTACAGCGTTCTTAGTCACAGAGAAGCAACCAAACGATAACTTTACGTCGCGCGTTGGAGCTGTTAATTATAGTGATAAATACTACATCCAAGACAATGATTATCTTACAGGCGTTGTCGATATTGATGGTGATATAATTTAGGAGCAAGTAAATGGCAGAATTACCACTAGACCAAGCCGTACCAAGGTTTAAGGCTAACGAGGACAGATTAGACACGTTTGTTAATTCAGCGACAGGTTATACAACATCTGGTGGCACATCAGTACAATCAATACAGCAATTTCTTGCGAGCATTGGCAGTAATGGCATTGACTTTGTTGATAATGCTAAAGCTAGGTTTGGCACAGGTAACGACTTAGAAATATATCATAGCGGTTCAGGTAGTTTTATACGAGATACAGGAACAGGCGACTTAACAATTGATGGCAGTGCAATAAGTATACAGACTGCTAGTGCAGAACGTATAAGCGTATCTGCATCAGGCATAGACGTTACTGGCACAGTAGAGTTTGATGGACTATCAGGAACAGGCGCAGTTACAATTACAGACATAGCCGACGAAGATAACATGGCAAGTAATAGTGCTACTAAACTAGCTACACAGCAGTCAATCAAGTCATATGTAGACACACAAGTTGCAACTATACCAACAGGAGATATTACTTCTGTAGTCGCAGGTACAGGTTTAACAGGTGGTGGCACTACTGGTGACGTTACACTAAATGTTATCGGTGGCACAGGTATAACAGCAAATGCAGATAATATTGCTATTGATGGCACTGTTGCTACACTTACGGGCACGCAAACATTTACTAATAAAACACTTACTAGTGCAGTCTTAAATACAACTGTTTCGGGTACGGCAGTGCTTGATGAGGACGACATGGTATCTGATAGTGCAACTAAGTTAGCCACACAACAATCTATAAAAGCTTATGTAGATGCTAACGCAGGTGGTGGTGGTTTACCTACAACTGG